ACATGATGTGTCTCACATATCAATCTGAAGTGCTTCTTAAAGAAGTATACGGCAAAGGCTTTGAAGATGAGATTGAACAGCGCTTATCTGATATCGCATGTTGGCTGAGAACCGAATACAAAAAGATCACCGGCAGCTCTGTTACTTTAACAGACGCTGGAGAGGCAGATATGCGCGTCGAAAGCACCTCTCGTATTCGCTCATGGGTAACCGCTAAGAAGCACTATAAAGTCGGCGGCTTATCTTCCGATATGAACGATGACAATAGCGGTTCTACGAATCCTGTAGAAGCCGGCTGGAAAACTTTTCTTGAGCAAGGCGGATGGGGCAAGCGCCCTCCCAACGATAAGCGAAAGAAAGAGAAATGAAAATCACCCTTGAAAGATTGCGCGAGATTATAACCGAGGAAGTTATTAAAGAGGCGGTGGATCCGGATGATGCCAAGCGCACTATCGTCGCATTATTACAGGGTACCGCTCAAAATGTAACCGGCGACATCATGGGTGCCGTGTATGATGAAATGTATGAGTCCGACACCGCGGATCCTGAGCCCGAAGAAGAAGATTTCCCCACAGAGTATCAGGGTGGCGGAGCCCACGGCGATCGCCCTAGGGTGGGCTTTGAATTAGAAGAAATCATCAGACAAGAACTATCACAGATTTTAGAAAATGATTAATGAGCTTTCAACTAGACAAAAAAGAACAAGTCAAAGAGATACTTAAGTGTGGAAAAGACCCCTCCTATTTTCTTAACAACTACGCAAGAATATCGCACCCATTACATGGACTTATTCTTTTTAACACTTTCGGCTTCCAAGATGACCTTCTCGAAAATTTTAATGATTACCGCTTTAACGTTATTCTAAAAGCTCGCCAGCTAGGTATTTCTACTATTACCGCTGGCTATATCGTGTGGATGATGTTATTCCACCGCGATAAAGCGATTCTTGTCATGGCAACCAAGTTTGCGACAGCAGGGAACTTGGTCAAGAAAGTTAAACATATCATGCGCAATGTTCCAGATTGGCTAAAGATTGCGACCATTAGCGTAGACAACCGCACGTCGTTTGAGCTTTCTAATGGCTCATCAATTAAGGCTGCTTCTACCTCTGGCGATGCTGGTCGTTCGGAAGCCCTGTCACTTTTGGTGCTTGACGAGGCAGCGCACATCGAAAACCTTGAAGATTTGTGGACCGGTCTATATCCTACGCTATCGACAGGTGGGCGATGCATTGCGCTTTCTACGCCCAATGGTGTGGGTAACTGGTTTCACAAAACTTGTACCGATTCTGAGGCAGGCGTAAATAATTTTAACCTCACAACGCTGCAGTGGGGTGTCCACCCAGAACGAGATGCAGAATGGTTTAAGAAAGAAACCAAAAACATGTCTAAGCGACAGATTGCTCAGGAGTTAGAATGCAATTTCAATACATCTGGCGAGACTGTTGTTGATCCCGAGTGTATGGAATGGATGTTGGCTAACATTAAGGAGCCCAAACATCGAGCCGGCTTTGATAGGAATTTTTGGATCTGGGAAGAATTTGATCCTACCTGTAATTATTTAATGGTGGCCGATGTGGCGCGTGGCGATGGGGCAGATTTTTCTACCTTCACATAATTAAATTGGAGACGCTGGAGGTGGTGGGAGAATATCAAGGTAAACCTACCTTGGATATGTATGCTAATATTCTTAACCAGACAGGAAGAGAGTACGGCGGCTGCATGTTGGTGGTAGAAAATAATAACGTAGGCTACTCCATATTGGACAAATTATTGGAACATGGATATCCAAATGTCTATCATTCTATTAAGTCTACGCACGAATATATTGAACAACATCAAGCAGAAGTTCGCAATTCAGCAGTTCCAGGATTTACAACATCTATGAAGACGCGCCCTCTCATAATAGCCAAATTAGAGGAGTTTATAAGAAACAAACTAATTACCATATATTCATCTCGCACCGTTAATGAGATGAAAACTTTTATTTGGAGGAATGGTAGGCCGCAAGCAATGAAGGGCTATAATGATGATTTGATTATGGCGTTAGCGATCGGATGTTGGGTAAGAGACACGGCATTACAAGCAAACGCGCGAGAGTTAAACTATCAGAAAGCTTGTGCTAATGCGATTTATATAAGTAAAACCACTATGAATACACGAGTTCAGGGTCAAGAAGGGTATAAAAAAGATAATATCTTTGATAAAATGACACAAGCGGAAAAAATGTACCAACAATACAAATGGATTATAAAGTGAGAAAATAAATGCCAATGGACAAAAACCCCATCAACCAACAAAATGACCTTTTTAAGGCGTTAACTCGTCTCTTTTCGGGCCCTATTATTAATTATAGGTCCCAGTCCGGACGTAGGATTAGGCGCCAGCATTTAGACAAGTTTTCTTCACGCTTTAAATCGGCTTCCGGTCAGCAATTTAAGAAGTCTATTTTTAATCCGCTCGACTCTATCGCCACCAATGCGGTGGCGAACCAGCGCCGAACTGAGCGTTATGTGGATTTTGATCAGATGGAATACACTCCCGAAATTGCATCGACCATGGATATATATGCCGATGAAATGACAACATATTCTGAACTCCGACCGATGTTAAACGTTAAATGTTCTAATGAGGAGATTAAAGCTGTCCTGGTTATTCTTTTCGAGCAGATTTTAAATCTTCAATATAATTTGTTTGGTTGGGCTAGAACCATGTGCAAATATGGAGACTTCTTTTTGTATTTAGACATCGATGATAAATACGGCGTTAGTTCTGTGATTGCGCTTCCTCCTCAAGAAATTGAAAGATTAGAAGGCATGGACTCAACGAACCCTAACTATATTCAGTACCAATGGAATTCCGGCGGAATGACTTTCGAAAATTGGCAGGTCGCCCATTTCCGTATTTTGGGAAATGATAAGTACGCTCCGTACGGTACTTCTATTTTGGAGCCAGCCCGACGTATTTGGCGCCAGCTAGTTCTTATGGAAGATGCCATGATGGCTTATCGTATCGTGCGCTCTTCTGAGCGCAGAGTTTTTAAGATTGATGTTGGCGCTATTCCTCCACAAGAAGTTGAACAATATATGGAGAAAATTGTTACACAACTTAAAAGACATTCGGTCGTAAACCCTGATACTGGGCGAGTCGACTTGCGTTATAATCCGATGTCGATCGAAGAAGACTATTATATCCCAGTCCGTCCCGGATCTACAACAGATATCGTTTCTCTTGCCGGCGCCCAAAATATCACGCAGATTGATGATATTAAATACCTACGAGATAAATTATTCTCCGCATTAAAAATTCCCCAAGCTTATCTTGCCATGGGAGAGGGTGCTGCCGAAGATAAAACTACGCTAGCACAAAAAGATATTAGATTCTCTCGTACCATTCAGCGCTTGCAGAGAGTTATTATTGCAGAGCTAACAAAAATAGGCATCATTCATCTATATACGCTTGGCTTCCGAGGCGATGACTTATTAGCATTCAAGTTGTCACTAAACAATCCCTCGAAAATTGCAGAGTTGCAAGAGATCGAACATTGGAAGGCCAAGTTTGATATTGCTGGTGGGGCGACAGAGGGATTTTTCTCTCGGCGCTGGGTATCTGAAAATATCTTTGGCATGTCACATGAAGCATTCATGCGGAATCAGCGGGAAATGTATTATGATCGTAAGCATGATGCTGCGTTGCAGCAGGTTGCTGAAGCTGCAGCCGGCGGCGAAGGCGGCGGTTTAGGGGGCGGCGGAGATCTCGGCGGAGATCTCGGGGGAGACTTGGGTGGAGACCTCGGGGGTGACCTAGGCGGAGACCTCGGTGGTCCGGAAGAAATGCCCGCGGGCGATGCTGGCGCCGACGAAGGAGGAGGAGATGACTCCGCCCTCTTGGCCGTACCACCCGGATCTAGAAATGCCGACAGACTTACGCCCGGCTCTAAGGGAAAAGTTTATCGTCCCGTCAAAAGAGATCACCGCAAACAAGGTGCCAAAGTGCGGCACGTGCAGAGTCAATGGGCCAAAGAAAAATCCTCCAACACCCTGAGAAATACAGTTCCCGGAATGAGAGACATACAAACGCTAGCAAATCCTCCCGGAGCCAGAGGTATTTATGAGGAAAAGGAATCTATTTATAATATTAGCGATCAGACCGAGGAAGAGAAACTGTTTTCTATTAACAACTCTGTGCGAGTGTTATTAGAGGGCTTGGAACAAAAAGATAAAGTATTATCGGAGCAAAAAGATGAGAATTAGACATAACAAGAAGAGAAACACTGCCTTTGTGTTTGAGTCGTTGATCCGCAGCGCCACCCTAGCCATTCTTAAAAAAGATCACAAACGCAAAGAAAAGATTATTCAGATCGTCAAAGAACAATTTGCTCCCGAATCGATCCTAAAGAAAGATTTGGAATGTTATAAATCTTTATATGCACAGCAAGCTCTTCCTCCTCGCTTGGCCGAAAAGATCTTATACGAAACACGGCACCAGCGAAATCAGATGTGTGAAAAGAAATTATTTGAAGCCCAAACCGCATTGATTAATATCATCAATAAGCAATTAGGCTCAGAGACTTTTGGGAGTTTTGTGCCCAACTATAAAACCCTCGCTACCATTTCACAATTCTTCTCTTCTAAGAGTAGCCCTAAAGATAAGGTTTTATTAGAGAATAAAATCCTTACAGAAATGATGATGCGTCCCCCACAGGAAGCCGCAGGCGAAACAATTGATAAGAATGTATACAAGGTTTTTGTAGAGAAGTTTAACGCTAAATATGATGGAGCGCTGCTGCCTGAACAAAAAGAATTGCTACACTGTTATGTATCATCTTTCGCAGACAACGCCTTATCCCTCAAGGTATTTTTAAACGAAGAGCTTGGCCGACTCAAGAAGAGCCTTAGTAAGGTTTCCACAGTTAAAGAGTTTAAAGAGGACTCTGCTATGTTAGCCAAGGCAGAACAACTAGCATCTAAATTAGATGATTACGCGCGTACCCCGTGCGACGAAGAGGCTCTTCTCACTATCTTGCGAACACAATCTCTTATAAAGGAAATACAGACTGATGGCGATCGTAGTTAAAGTAGGCCCGGGCGCCAATGACGCACGTGTGCGTCTGGAAATGGATATCCGCAAGAGCCTTAACGGCGACTTGATGATTTTTGATCATGGTGATATCGATATTGTTTTGTCTCCAACTAAAAACAAAGTTATTGCCTTTCCTAAAGAGACAATGAACGATTTGGTATACGGAGCCCAGAACCGCTTGTTTGCTTATTTGCGCAAAAAGGGTCTTGTAATTCCGGAATCAATTCAGGCCGGCTCGTATTATGGCTCATTTGAAGCATCAATGGAAAAGCCGCTATCAGAAGAAATTAGTGCCCCCAAAATGACTTTAATTAATATTGCCGAATTTATTAACGAAGAACGCCCTTATTTCGAATCTACTGAGGCCATTATCTCTATGGCTGATGATGAATTGATTCACCCCGACAAGGCTGACTCTACTGAACTTGGCGAGGTTCCACAGGAGGTCGAACAGGGCTCCATTCGTCCCGGCTATATTGTTGATCCTTACTCATTGGGATATCTTTATACTATATAGGAACTCTATAATGTCGGAAATGAAACTCATAATGGAGAATTGGAGAAAGAATCTCGCGGAGGCTCCTGCGCCCGAGGGCCCAGATGCGACCGGTGTTTCAAAAATTAATTCTCCCGCTGATGTTAAAACTATAGGCGACTTAAAGGCTTTAATTCAAACAGCTCAGCTTAAAAAAAGAGGAGATCAGATAAAAGGGGGTGTTGTTGATGCAGCTAAAAGCGCCGTGGTTGATGAGTTGGTGGGAAAAATCCCCGGCTTGGCAACAGCTAAATCGCTGTTTGATTTTGCAAAACAGGCATACCAACTTCCAGACGAATCAAGAACTGGCACAGCTTTAGATTATTTAGACGTTGATGACGATGTTTCTAAAATAGTTGACGATCCTATTGAAAATGCGTTTTTAAAAGCTCTAGGCAGCACTTTGGAAAACATGAATGACAACACCCCTCTTCAAAGTGTAAATATTACTAAAATGTTACAGACATATATCGCTCAAAATTTTAACAAAAGAACCGTATCGGGAA